CCACGGCTAATGGGTCTGGAAACTTTTTTCATAAACTGTGGGTCGGTTCCCAAACGGGAACCAACCTGTTCCGTGGTATCTTTTGGGCTTGGGATGCGGGTGACCGCAACCAAGACTGGTACGAAGTTAAACGCAAATCGCTACCCGATTGGCAGTTACACCAAGAATACCCTAGGTCCCCTGAGGAAGCATTCATCAAGTCAGGTAACCCTGTTTTTGATTTGGATGTTATTAACGGGTTGATGCCTGAGGAACCAGAGGTAGGTCTACTGAAGATTGATGCCACTAGAGGCGAGTGTTCTTTCCAACAGTATTCGGATGGGCCGTTGCGTATCTGGGAGTTCCCCGAGCATGAAGCGGTGTATGCGATTGGCGCGGACGTAGCCGAAGGATTGTCGCATGGTGACTATAGTTCGGCTCATGTAATTAACGCTAAGACTGGGTTGGTGGTTGCTCATTGGCATGGGCGCATTGAACCTGATTTGTTTGGTGAGATGCTGGCCGAGTTGGGGTGGATGTATCATTCTGCTTTGGTGGGCGTGGAAAATAACAACCACGGTCTAACTACCCTTAAGGCCCTTCAGCGGTATGGGTATAAGAATATTTATCGTCAACGGCGTCTGGCTCAGGCTCGGCCTGTGCCGACGGAGATTTTGGGTTGGCGTACTACGGCTTCTTCTAAGCCGTTGATGATTGATGAGTTGGCGGCGGCCATCCGTCAGGATGACCTGGATATTTGCTGTGAGCATACAATCGGAGAGTTGCGGACCTTTGTCCGCAAGGAGAACGGCAAGATGTCTGGGTCGCCTCATGACGACCGTGTGATATCATTGGCTATTGCGAACCAGATGCTCAAGTTTGTATGGTTACCCGAGTATTATATTGGTGAGGTTATCCCCAGGAATACTTTGGCTTGGTGGGAACAGTTCATTATCCAGGATAAACCTCCGAAGAATCAGCCGATTGGCGCCTATAATGTCCGGCATGGTGCCGGTATCACCCGTTAGCGAACGAAAATCCTATTGGTATGAGACAAATTGCTTGCGAATCCTGCGGGAAATCTTTTGAATTCGACGAGGAGTTGCCTCGTCGTGGACCGATTTGTTTTGGATGCCATCTTAGGACTATCCGTCTAGGGTTTACGCATGGCAAAGAGGACTTTCATGGTCCGACAATCAAGGAACGTCAGGACCTACAGGTGGCCCAGGCCGCCAGCGCAGGCATTAATGCCGCGCCCGTCGGAACGCGGTGGGTGTGATTTAGTATGTGGTGGGTTCCTATTGTTGTTGCCGTAATTGGTGGCCCCATGATGTGGGGCCTCAGTAAGTTTGATAGACGTAATACTCAGCAACATGCGGAAAACCAGCGGGTCCTGCTGAGAATCGAAGGCAAAGTGGACCACATTGATAACCGTCTAGATGAGCATATTGATTACCACTTGAAAGAGGGATTGTGACATACAAAGAAGCATTGAAGCGAGGCATCGCCACATTTGTGGCAGGGGCAACGGCCTCTCCCATTAGTTCCGCAATCCTAGACATTTCGTTCTTTAAGGCCGCTGGGGTTGCGGGTGTTATTGCTGTATGGAACTGGTTGGCTCGCGTAGCCCAGGCATGGAAGGCAGATGATGGCACGACCTTCTAATTCAGATTATTTGGCGCGGTACCGTAAGAAGATTAACGCCACCAAAAAGTGGCGTAAAGAAGAATCGTTTGATGATACTTGGCGTCGTCTGATTGACCTGTATAAGGGTCGGCATTACGAGCATTTCACGGACGAGGACCGCATTCTGGTCAACATGGCGTTCTCAACCATTAACGTTATTTATCCTTCTATTTCGGTGAACTATCCGAAGATTACTGTTAATGCTATTAATCCTGAGAACTCTGCTAATGCTACTATTGCTGAGGCTGTTGTTAACTATTGGTGGCGGCATCGCAACATCAAGGACCAGTTCCGTACCGCTGTTAAGGACTTTCTGATTGTTGGCCATGGCTGGTTGAAGGTCGGCTATAGGTATGTTGAGGAGGACCGCATCGGGAACGATGAGGATGTGTCTGACCCAAACATTCCCGAGAATGTTACTTCGACAACCTATAATGTTTTGGAAGATGCCCCGTTCGTTGAACGGGTATCCCCGTTTGATGTCTATGTTGACCCAGACGCAACCAGCATGGACAACATTAAGTGGATTGCCCATCGTGTGCGCCGTCCAATCCGCGACATCAAAACAGACAAACGATACAACCGTTCTGTCCGCGAAGATATCTCCCCCGTAACATTCTCCAGGTACACCTCAGATGAGCCTGCTCATCGCAAGGTGCACGACAAAGAAGAAGGTTATGCTGACGTATACGAGTTCTACGATATGCGTAATCAGACCGTCAGCGTGTTCGCAGAATCAGGTGACGGTTTCCTGATTAAGCCAACCAAGATGCCTTACGCTTTTGGTCATCCGTTTGTGATGATTCGCAACTATGATGTGCCGGATAACTTTTATCCGTTGGGTGACCTTGAGGCTATTGAGCCACTACAGCGCGAATTGAATGCTACTCGTACCCAGATGATGAATCATCGTAAGCGGTATGCCCGTAAGTATTTGTTCCGTGAATCTGCTTTGGATTCGAATGGCCGTGCGGCAATGGAATCCGACGAAGATAACGTCATGGTGCCAGTGACGGGCGACACACCATTGGGTGATGTTGTTGCCCCATTCCCCGCACTGATTAACCCACCCGAATTCTACAATCAGTCCCAGTTGATTGAACAAGACATCAACCTAATCAGTGGTGTATCCGAGTTTATGCGCGGTTCAGTATCCGAAATCCGTCGCACCGCGACGGAAGTCGGATTGGCCCAGGATGCCGCCAATGCGCGTACAGCAGACAAACTGGCAACCATCGAATCAGCAATCGGACAAGTAGGCAAACGTCTACTGGGACTGACTCAGCAGTTCTTGACTGGTGAATCGGTGGCCCGTATTATGGGCCGTGACGGTGAACCCATTTGGATTCGTTACGACCGCGACTATATCGCTGGCGAGTTTGATTTCGATGTGGTAGGCGGGTCCACCCGACCGAACAACGAATCGTTCCGTCGTGCCCAAACAGCCGAAATGATTCAAGCATTGGCTCCGTTCGCTGGTGCTGGAGTTATTGACATGGCCAAGTTTGCGGCCTATGTGCTTCCCGATGATGTAAACGAACGATAAGCCCTATTGTAGAGCAACCTTCGTGGACTCTCATATCTAGGAGATATTGTGGAAAATTTAAATGCTGAAGTAACGGCCCCCGAATCGGGACAAGTCGGAACGACAGAAGTTGGGGCTGAGGCACCTGCCGAGGCACCCAGTTACGATTACGTTGACATTGATAGTTATGGCGATAAGTACGTCAAACTGAAAGTTGACGGAACGGAACTGGATGTTCCTCTGAAGGAGGCTTTGTCAGGCTACCAGCGTCAAGCGGATTATACCCGCAAGACGCAGGAGTTGGCATCCCAGCGAGAAAACCTACAGCGTGCGGCAACAATCGCTGATGCCCTTGAACGTGACCCGGTGGCAACATTGGATGTTCTGGGACGGTACTATGGAGCGAACCAGCCGTTCGCCAACCAGCCAGCCGTTCCTCAGGAACCAGAGTTCGCAGACCCACTGGAACGTCAAGTATGGGAGTTGAATCAGAAGATTCAATCGTTTGAACAACTCCAGGCTCAGCAAGAGTTGGAGCGCGAAGTGTCACGGCTACAGTCTCAATACCAAGACTTTAACCCTGTGGAAGTAATTACTGCCGCCCTTCAGGCGGGCACCGACAACTTGGAAGCAGTCTATAAGCAGATGACTTACGACAAGTTGGTGCGAGAAGTTCAGACATACCGTCAGGCTACTCAAGTGGTTTCGGACCAGACTAAGGCTATTGAGGATGCTAAACGTCAGGCCGCTTTTGTGGCTGGCGGTGCATCCGCTAATGGTGCGGGGACAGAACCTGTGGGGCGCATTTCGTCTGTTCAGGATGCTTGGCTTGCCGCCAAGCGTCAGGCCGGAATGTAAATTAACCAACAACAATTTTCTAGTTAGGAGAATAACATGGCAGGAAACGCTAGTTTCGACGCACTGTTGTCCACGACTCTCGCTAATTACCGCGACCAGTTGACCGACAACGTTTTCACCGCCCGTCCTTTGACCTTCTTCCTCACCGATAAGGGTCGTATCCGTATGGTGGATGGCGGAACCAAGATTGTGGAGCCGCTGATTTACGGTCAGAACTCCACTGTCGCATCCTACAGTGGCTACGATACCCTGAGCCTGACCGCTCAGGAAGGTATCTCGGCGGCTGAGTTCGAATGGAAGCAGTACGCCGCTTCCATCGCTATCTCGGGTATCGAGGAAGCCAAGAACAACGGCGAGCAGGCCATCATTAACCTGCTTGAGGCCAAGATTATGCAGGCTGAAGAGTCCATGAAGGAAGGCTTCAACCAGATGTTCTTCGGCAACGGTACCGGCAACTCGGGCAAGAACTGGAACGGTCTTGGCAACCTGGTGTCGTCTGTCGGCACTGTTGGTGGCATTAACCGCGCCACTTCGGGCAACGAGTTCTGGCGTTCGTATGTGAACCCGAACTCGGGTGCGCTGACGCTTGCTAAGATGGCTACGGCATACAACTCGGTGTCGGTCGGTAACGACCACCCCGACATGGTGCTGACCACCCAGACCCTGTTTGAGAAGTACGAGTCACTGCTTCAGCCGCAGTTGCGTTACACCGACACCAAGACCGCAGACGCTGGATTCCAGAACTTGCTGTTCAAGGCGGCCCCGGTGGCTTACGACGTACACTGCCCCGCAGGATACGTCTACTTCCTGAATAGCAAGTATCTCACGCTTGTGGGTCACTCGGGCAAGTGGTTCGCCCAGACCGAGTTCCAGCGTCCCGAAAACATGGATGCCCGCTACGCGCTGATTATGTGCTACGGTAACCTTACGGTCCGTAACGCCGCTAAGCAGGGTGTCATCACTGACGCCACTGCCTGATAATACCACGGTGGGGGCTTCGGCCCCCACCTGGGAGTGGTTAACCCCCTCACTGGCTCGAACGCTGGTGGGGGGGTTATTTTATTGGTGAACGAAAAGCCCCTAGTAGAAGCCTAGTTTCAAGGAGATATTATGGCCGCCAAGAAGAATAGGTATGGTTCCGCGGACGCGATGGCCGGTCGCGCCCCGAAGAAAACCAAGCCTTACTCCAGTGAGGGTGTCAAGGGTAAGCGCATCAAGAGTTCGTCGCCGTGGGCGTACGATGACGGCACGGGCAACACTATGAGCAATTACCAGACTGGTCCGATGAAAACGTCTGACGCCCTTGTTAAGCCCCGTGTTTCCAAGGTTGCTTCATCTGCCAAGACTGCTGGTGGCCGTGCTCTTAGTTCATTTTATGGTGGTAAGGGCAAGGGTTCGGCGGATACACAGTCTGCCCGTGGTGCAGCACGCCGCTCGACAACTTACAAGATGGCTGGGGCAGAAGGACCCAAGAGGTCAGCCGCAAAGAAGCCCACTCGTTCTAGTGTTTCTGCGAAGCGGAAGTAATCAGATGGCCGCCAAAAAGAAAGCGCCCCAGCCTGCTCGTCCAGCCCGCCTAAAGGAGGGCGGACGTTGGTCCACTAGTTATGGTCCAGAAAAGTCTGTTGGGAATCCTGGCGCTGGTGTAACCAAGCGAACCAAGTCAACAAGCGATTACATTCGTCCTCCGATGAAGAAGTCAGGTAAGAAGAAGTAATGGCTATTCCCAAGGGGGCAGTGCCTACTTATGCGCTTCATGGCCGTCCGGCCTATGAGGCGCGTTTGGCACACATAGAGAACGCCAGAATTGCGGCACCGTCAGCAGAGTATATCGGTCGCGGAAACAAATGTTCCGCTAACGATGACACTTGTGAGGGTGCTCGCGCTAAGGGTACCGAGTTTTGTGTTGGCCATCTTCGTTCGGCCATAAAGAATAAGGAAGTTGTAGATGGCACAGACGAGACTGTCGAATGCTAATATTTTACAAGCAGTTCTTGACATTACGGAACTAGATAGTACCGATGTGTCGGACAGTTTGTTGACATTGTATTTGCGTGAGACAACTGTAGCAGACCAGCAGTCTTATACTGTTAATAACTTCACTGCTGACGACATCCGCGAAGTCATCAGCGTCGTTGACCCCAATAACATTCGTCTATCATATATTGATTACGATGAAGCAGAAGCCCAGTTTCTGACTCCCGCCACTCCTGTCGGTCGTCCAGCATTCTTTACTTTCTGGGCTGGACAAATCCATTTCTTTCCCCGTCCGACGGATGCGTATGCCCTTTCTGTCCGCGCCTACAGGCATCCTAATGATTGGGTGACGGCGGGGACAACGCCAGATGGACCCGACGCTTTTGACTTGCCGTTGGTTTATTATATTGTTTCCAGGGTATACCAGTCTCAGGAAGAGATTGGTATTGCGAATGAATATGAGCGTTCGTTTGCTGATGCCATCAGTTTGGCGCGCCGCGACATTATGCGTCCTGAGTCGTATGCGCCTGTTGTGTTTGCTGGCGGTAAGGGTATCCGCCGTTGGAAGGGGACGGATTGGGATAGCGCGATATGAGGCGTGTTATCCAAGCAGATGACTATACTGGCGGTTTGAATTTAGAAGCCAATGTTTTTCAGTTGGATTCGAACCAGTCGTC